CCAATCAGAGAATAAGCCGGCTGGGACACCTCCGTAAGGTCATCTGGAATCCAACCAGAAGGTTCAACGAGGATGCACGCAAAGCCTTCGGCGTTCGCTTCTGCAAGGACCTCACCACTCCAGACATAATCGCGCGATTGCGCGGCTTGGGTGCCGACACCCAGCACAGGAACTCGTCCGATCGCTTCTGAGTCGTGCTTGACGCAGATCTCAGCTCGAGCGAGAGCCCCCGCATGGGTGCATTTTGCCTTTTGGATTTCGTGGGAGGGCAAGCAGTTGCTTGGCATTTGTTTGACCATGCGCTTTTCATCCTTGATTACCTTCTTGTCCTGATGGATCTCTTTCTTGATTTCCTTCTTGACTTCTTTTGCAATGGTTTTCGTTGCTTTTGGCAAAGAATTATTGATTTTCGCTTTCGCGTTCATCGATATATTTTCGCCTGAGCCCTTACTCACCAATGTCTGGGTGACTAAACCAGACAGCGCCTGCCACACACTCAAAGGTGCGTAAGCACACGACTTACCATAGCGCATCTCGTGCATCACGCTACAGTCTAGACGGTCTCGGTAGTCGAAGAAGCTCTGAATTGCTTCAAAACGGGCAAGCAGCTCGCAATAGCGCTCGATCCCATTAGGTATACCTTTGGTCTCACAGAAAACTCCAAGTGAATACAAGAAATCTTCTTTAGGAGGAGCCGTTTCTACCTCGACACCCTTGATTAACACCTCATACCAGCCACGTTGTTTGGCCAACGCTCCTAAGGCCATGTCCTTTTGGTATTGCGTCAAGTCGGCATAAACTGACGATGTTCTTGCGTAAATGCGCGCAATCTCTTGACCAATCGGGGTCAAGAGAAGATCATCATCCTTTGACAAAGCATGGCAACCTTTAGCGACGCCGATCCGAAAATCAACGTCATACTTGGTAGGATCCATTTTCAACACCTTGAGATGTGATAATGGAACGACTTTCCATTGTTTAGTTCTAAAAACGTAAACTGGAAACCTCGCAAGAAAGGTTACGGCTTGTAAAGGCATGACCTGGGCACCGCCACTACTCTTCTCACATTCAAGTTTGAAGCCGTAGCTTGTCAGCCGACTAACATAATTGGTGACGAAAGAGGACATACGGGCATATGTCATCTCTTCCGGGTCCGACTTGGTGCGGATCCGTACCATCTCATTTGTTGTTCCAACCCATCCATTCAATTGGTTGGAGGCCGCGATATTGGATGTTATCGGACCGCCTGTGAGCGTGTTATGCCCACGAAGTCGCAACGTGACGTCCATTGGAAACGGAACTCTAAATGAAGCCTTCACCGGGGCCTTCATTCTCGATTCTTGTACTTGGCGAATGTCATTTGGCAAACCGTACTCTTCGCAGTGCTTATAGAGTGCGATATGCGATTCCATCGCAGTGGTCAAGTCACAATTCTCGAAATCGGCAGCAGCACCGTAGGCAACAAAAGTGCCAGCAGTAAATCCAACGATCAGAGAGTCATCTCCATGAACAATCAACGCCACACAATTGTAGCGCGACAAAGCGGTCAGAACCCGTCCCACACGTTCCGAGTTCACGACCTGCAAGTAGGCGAACAAATGCACAAAGGAGCTTCCCATACTAGGCCCATTGTGTCCAACGAGGTCGTCATAAGAACAGTGACCGCGAACATATTTCACGGTACCATCATTCTGAACCCACTCTTCAACGTAGAAAATCCGGCCCAAGAACGCCTTGATATCACCCATGAACATCATGAGACGAATCTCATTGGCGACGTCAATGGCGAAAATCGGGCGGTCTTTTGTGACCAATTCTTCCACGGAAGAGGAAACCTTGCCGAAGCAATAATCCCAGTGAGTAAGCGTCCACTTATCCACCTCCCGGCCAATCAAATTCTCATCACTCTTGATAAACAGCTCAACGCTGCTCGCCAAAGTGTCGAAGAACTCATAGCTCATGCACCCAACATTCTTGTTCAAGGCATCCACATACATGCGTTTCTTGGCTTTCGACCAACCCGCATGGGAAGCTATGAACAAAAGATATTGTTCTGGGGTTTGGTCCACAAAAGAAGGGACCCATCCCCAGTCATCAGCCAGAGACTTCAACGACTCGGAAAGCGCCGCACCTTGTTTGCCGAACGCTTTGCGATCGACAACAGCCATGAGGCGGGCATTCACCATGTGAAGCAAACTGGAAAGACCATTTTTGCCGGGTCGCAACTGACTAACGACCTCTGGACTGTCGACAACCGCCACTTGCCTATTGACGGGTAGCTGCATCCTTGCATTGATGCTGTCGGCCAAGCTTTGGGTCAATTCAGTGATCACTCCATCCACTTTGAGCTGAATTGGCTTAAGCAAATTATTGGTGCCATCAGGTTGGGGAACTTTGATTTCCGGGGCTGACGCTGGCAATAGCGGCAACGAACCTGAGTCACCAACCTCAGCTCGCAAATCCAACGTGGGATCGATCGCCAATTTCTCAGCGATAGATTCCATACGAAGGCGTTCAACTGCCACGTTGAACGGCGAGAGAGGGTCA